TCACTCCAAGAGAGGGGACTGAGGAATTGAGCCACTTCCGCGTGGACATACCAGCGGATTTGTATCAGGAGATACTTGATTCGAGGCCGCTATTCAGCTACGACGGGAAGCACCCGGCTAGCATGAAGGCGACAATAAGCGCCCTACTGAGGGCAGGAGAGGTGTGAGATGGCGTGCATGATCAACAGACACGTGGTGACGATGACGAACGGACTCCCCAACTTGGCCCCACCGGCAGGGACCGACTGTGACTGTGGTAAGACTCTGGCCGCGTACGACAACACGGGGAAGCTGATCTGGCAGGAGACGCCGACGGGAAGGCTGCTGGGGCGGTGATGGACGTCACAGCGGCCGGGTCATTCCCGGATAGCTTGGCGGGCGATAACCGCTGTGTTGGGAGAGCAGGAAAACTCCACGATTGGCAGGGGAGAACCGAAACACTGCCCGCGTTCGGAAGCGTCAGCTCCGTCAGCTTGCGCGAAGCTGTGACCACGGGGGGAGTTCACCTGTCTCCCAGCAGGACCCCCCGGAGGGCGCTGTGACCCGTTACACGTGCGACCGCTGCGGCAAGTCGATGCCGACGACTACAGAGGGGTTCTGGCACCTGCGGCACAGTGACGCTGACCCGCACACAAGCGCGCTCCAGATCTGCTGGGACTGCTACTATGGCTTGTTCCCGAGTGCTGACGTGAAGCTGACAGGGGGGAAGTGATGTCACGGATCATCGACGATGGTGCGGGAGGGAAGCGGAACGCGGCAGAGATCAAGGCAAGGCAGGATGCGCTCCACTCCTCGATCGCCAACAGCGTGTACAACCCTGCTACGGACCCAGAGAAGTTGAGTCAGGCAGCGGTGGAGGCTTCACGCGGTGCAGCGTCGTTGCCCTCGATGCGAGTCTACGGCCGAGGCGGGAAGGTTGAAGCTGACCTGAGGCTTCGGGGTGGAGACAGTGCCGGTGAGGATAACGAGGATGTCACTCCCCTTCCCGGAGCAATTCAATATGTCGAGCGGGACGCACTCTCGCGGGTAACTGCGCCGAAGCCCCCTAGCACTCATCCGATCTGGACAGAGCAGAGCTGGGAAGCGGATAGCAAAGAGGCGGTGATGGCGCTTGTCCCCCAGGGTTCGAAGGGTATCGAGGTCAAGAGAGTCTGGAAAGCCTCGGCGCTGGTCAAGCAGTGAGGTACGAGAATCCGAGAGAAGGGGAGTGGCAGCAGCCGATCCGCAAGGGCTACAAGATGAGGTGCTGCGACTGTGGCCTTGTCCACAAGATCGATTTCAGGGTCTACAACGGAAGGGCTCAGATGCGGGTATTTCGTGACAATCGGTCAACGGCTGCGGTGAGGAGAGGCATGGAGCCGTGATCCTCAAGAAGTACAGCCCCTGCTCGCCTACTCTTGAGGTCTTTCACCGTTGCGACGCGCAATCACGGTGCATCGTGGGTCCGATCGGGAGCGGGAAGACGACGGCGGCGATATGGGAGGTAGGGTTCAACCTTCCACGTCGGATCTACATGAACTACGGGATCAGCGAGACACGGTGGTTCGTGATCCGCAAAACATACGACGCCTTGATGGATTCCGACTTCACGGAGGCTATGGACTGGTTCTCCCACGGGGAGTGGAAGCCGAGCCGCAAGCTGTTGACCGTGAAGTGGCCGTCGAGCTTGAACTGCCCGAGTCCGTTGATCGTTCACCTGAAGTTCCTGTCCTGTAACACACCTGAGGAGGAAGGGAAGTTCAGGAGCCAGAACGTCACGGGTGCGTGGATAGACGAGGCAAACCAGTTGCCTCTTCTGTCCAAGCAGGTTGTGAAGGGCAGGCTTGGACGGTACCCCAAGCAGAAGGACAGCCCGTGTGGATTCGTCCCGCGGTACTTCATCGAGACGGCCAACCCCTTTCCCGCGAATCATGCGATGTACACGACATACGATTGGGTAGGGCCGAAGATCATCGTTGACCCTGCGCCTCAGTGGAGGTGCACGAACAAGGAGTGTCAGTCTACCTTCTCCTTGGTGGACCATTGCCCGAAGTGCGGGGCACCGGGGGAGTTGACGGGTAAGAAGGACTGGAGAACGGGGGTTTACGATTGCAATATTCTGGAGAAGAAGATCCCGACCAATGGGCCGATACCCGCGATACCGCCGACACCGGATCACGTTGGGTTCTGGCAGGAGGCCGGGGAGAACGAGGAGAACCTTCGCCCGGGGTATTACGACTCCGTGAGACGAGACTACTCCGAGGCCCCGGAGGTTGCGAACGTACTTGTTGACGGGGAGCCGGGCGACATGCCCAGGGGGAAACCAGTGTATCGAAACTTCGACAAGCACGTTCACATTGCAAAGGTGCCGCTGGTGTGGAGGAAGGAGAGGGACCAGAGGACAGGGGAGATGAAGGGGGTGCCGCTGCTGGTGGGGTGGGACTTCTCAGGCAACTTCCCCGCGGCTGTGGTTGTGCAGAAGGTGGCACCAATGCAGTACCAGGCTCTTCGGGAGTTCTACAACGACAGGATGCAGGCGATAGACTTCGGCAAGTGGGTTCTCTCGGAGATGTCCTCAGCATACCCCGGGTACGAGGGTGTGCACTACGCTGACCCGGCAAGCTGGGCTCGGTACTCCAGTGAGTCAGGAGGGTTCACCAGCAACGCTCAGATGGTGATGGAGTACTGCGGGATCGAGATGACCCCGAGCAGGAACGAGCTTGACTTGAGGATCTCTGCGGTGGATCAACTGTTGCTGTGGCGCAACGGCCTGTTGATCGACCAGCAGTGCTACATGTTGTGCAACGGGTTTACGGCAGGGTACGTTCGGGAACAGAATCCCCGTCTGGGAGAGAAGGACTACAAGGAGAACCCGCTGAAGAACAACTTCTCACACGTCCACGATGCCTTTCAGTATTCAGTGGTGGCCGAGATCTACCCCAAGGTGAGACAGCCGAGGCCGGAGATCGCGGAGGAGGAGCAGTTGATAGCGGAGTACCCCGAGAGGATGGGAGCGTTCTCCTCGGGTGCGAGGAACAAGAGGATATTACTAGACAGCGCGGGGGTGCCGGTGGAGCCGAGCTACACCCCGACGCATGGAGCGGTGGCGAAGGGGTGGGACCCTCGAAAGAGGTAGGTTGGATGTGGACGATGTACCGCAGGGAGGCCAAGTGCCCCGAGTGCGGTTTTCGATATGCTGTATGGGATGAGGAAGAGGAAGTGTGGGAGTGCGGCAGTGGTGTATGCGGTCATGTCAACACAAGCCTTGAGCCGTTGACGATTCAAGAGATACGGGGGGAGTAGGAGGACACCATGAAAAAGGGCATGGACAAGGACGGGGACAAGGACAAGAAGTCCGAGGGAAAGAGCAAGCTGATGGGCAAGTGCAAGGGCGGGAAGAAATGACGGCGAAGGACATCATGATCCAGACCGACGTTGACGGCACCGGGGGTCTGATAGTCTTGCGGGAAGGGGATGACCCGGCGTTCATCAAGCGGTCGATCAAGAACAGCCAGAAGGTGAGCGGGCCGTGGGCTAAGATACTGACGGTCATGCGTGACAGCCTGATCGACCTTGAGGCGAGGGTTGCCCGGGTCGAGGCCGGTCCAGTTGCCAAGAAGAAAGGCGGGGCGTGAAGATGGCGATACGAGACGCAGGGGACTACGGGTTCGGGCTGTCCTTCGAGGACGCCGTGGCGAAGGGGCGAAGGGACAACTGGAGCGACCGTGACATCGCGGCCCTCCTGAAGTGCACCGAGGAGGAAGTGACCAAGGTACCCCGGGAGAAGGTCACGATCCGTCTGGAGGACTTGAAGTTCCGACCGGACACGTCGGAGGGCGGTACCATCGTGGAGTACCTCGTTGACGGCAGGAAGAAGCCGCAGGTTGTGCCCCGGGTGGTAGGCGAGGTTCTCGAAGCCTTGGTCAAGGACCATTTGGAGTGGGTCACTGATTACAAGGGTATCGTGAAGCAGTACGGGGATCTCATCGTAGATGCCCGCGAACGGTTGAAGGTATTGGAGGGTCACAGTGATCGACTTGCAACAGCTTCTCGGGGGGATGGGGTCAGCTTCTCAAGAGGGCCAGGATCAAGAATCGGCGGGAAACCAAAAGGGAAAGCGAAAGCCCACCCCAAAGCCTGACAAGGTAGTCCAGCGCGAGAAGGCTACCGGCACTCAGGCCGTGTGGAGCGACGCGGACAACGGCGGGCGCGGCGGGTGGGTGATCCCCGGCCTGTCTGAGAAGATGGGCGGACCAAAGGGAAACAAGGCGGGCCATTTGAATGACGCCGACGTTGCCAACGCCAAGGGTGCGGCGCCGACTCTTGCCAACGCCAACGAGGACTTCCTCCGTGGCGGGTATCTGGACGCCAACGAAAAGATGGACCAGCTCGTCAAGGCGGACCCCAAGGCCAAGGATGACCCTGCGTTCAAGAAGCTCCGCAAGCACCTCGACATCGAACTGAACATGTAACATGGAAACGACGATAGGGCTTTCCCGACTTCTCTCCTCAGGGTCCGGCGCAGTGTCCAAGGGCACGAGCTCGCCGGAGAACATGACCCCGGGCTTCAAGCTCGCCGAGGATATCGTAAAGCGGCAGAGGAGGCTGGAGAAAGCGCGGTTCAACCAAGACAACATTTGGGATGACGTGGACCGCTTTGTCACCTCGCGCCGGTCGCACTACAACGTCGGGTACATCCGCGGCGACTCCCCGAACGACGAGGGGGGATCGGACATCTACGATGACGCCGCGGCGGATGCTATTCAGAAGTTCAGCGACAACTTTCAGGCTCAGACGGCGAGCCCTCTGATCGACTGGTGGATGTCACGGTTCAGGGGTCCGCTCCGCGAGAATCAAGACGCGATGAAGTGGATGGACGAGGCGAAGGAAGCCGCCACCTACGAGATGAACAGGAGCCCATTCTTTGAGGAGTACAACGAGGCGGTACAGGATGCGGTCTCTCATGGTGTGGCAACGATGGCGGGTCCGGAATGGAACTACGAGAAGTCCGTGCTGGACTATCAGTCCTTCCATCCTCGAGAGATCTTCATGTGGTTCGATGTCCACGGGAGGCCGTTGGGCTGGCACCACAAGTTTCCGCTCACGGGCAGGCAGATCCTATCCGAGTTCCCGGATGCAAGGCTGACGGAGGTTTTCAAGAAGAAGATCGACGAGAACCCGTTCCGTGAGTTCATGTGCATCCACGCCATATTCAAGAGGTCCGAGAGGGACGTGAAGAGTATCGCGGCCACTGACAAAGCCTGGGCTAGCGTTTGGGTCGTGGAGACGGAGAAGATCGTCTTGAAGGAGAGCGGCTACGATGATGACGGCGTGGACATGCCGATGGACACGTGGGTGTGGCGGAAGGGGAGCAACGGACTGTATTGCTTCTGCCCGGCGACGGACTCCATCTATTCGGTCATCATGGAGAACAACGCGGCGAAGTCCCTGTTGAAGGCCATGCAGCTCTCCGTGGAGCCCCCGCTCATAATCACCGAGGGTGTCAAGGGCAACGTCAACTTCTTCCCTCTGGGTCAAACGATACTTCACAACGCCAACGACAAGGTTGCAGCGTTCCAGTTTCCGACGAACTTTGCTGTGAGCGTGGAGCAGGTGAACGACCTTCGGAAGCAGTTGGGGACACGGTTCAGGGCGGACCTGTTCACGATGATGGCAGACCTTCCGGCGAGCACCAAGGCGTTCACCGCGGCGGGTGTGCAGGGCGAGAAGGCGTCAGGGCTCATCCCGATCATCACGAGGTCCAGCTCCCAGACCCTCATGCCAAAACTGAACAAGACGATGAACATACTGGCCCGGCAGGGGAGGCTACCGACGCCCCCTCAGTCCATCATGCAGTACGCCAAGAGCCTCGTTGACCTTGAGATGATGGGGCCGGTAGCGACAGCGGCTAAGAGGTACCTGGGGCAGCAGGGATTCAACGCGATGCTGGCACAGCTCGGGGAGATCGAGAACGTGACCAAGGGCGCCCCAGCTTTGTTTCAGGCGATCATCGAGGGGTTCAACCCCGACGAGTGGAGAAAGTTCATGGTCACGTCCAACAGCGCCCCGCAGAAGCTACTCCTCGACGAGAAGCAGTTGGCGATGATACGGCAGCAGAAGGCGGACATGCTGAAGCAGAAACAGCAGGATGAGAGGATGATGATGATGGCAAAGGCGGCGCACGACGGCGGGCAGAAGCCCGAGCAGGGCAGCCCCACGGCTCAGCAGATGGGTCAGTAGATGGCGATCAACGAGAGCATCCGGTCAGAGGTAGTCCGCTGTAGGGAGAGGGGCAGGATACCCACGGAGGTGTTCATGTCCAAGGTTACGCAGCACCACTTGGCAGATGAGCTTTGCCGGCGCATCGAGGAGAACTACCACAACCCAAAGCACATCACGATGAGGGGGAAGGCCAAGGCGGTTTCCCCTTCGGAGATGGCCCGCCGGTTGCCAAAGGATCTGACGTTTGGGAGCGTCCGGGTGAAGATCAGGATAAATGACAGCCTCCCCACAGGGTCGTTCACTCTGGACTTCAAGAAGCTGGTGAAGCGGATCGACTACAAAACGGGTCAGGAGGAAGAAGTTGCCGTTGGATGATGAGGAGAAGATGAGACAGGACACGCTGAATATGTTCAGCATGAATTGGGAGGCCGTGTCTCACTTTCTCAATCGATTCTTTTTCTGGCACGGGATGCTGTCAAACGACGCACAGGTGGCGTGCCACAACTCAGCGGAGGCTTTCGTTATCTGGCTGATGGGAAAGACCATGCCGACCCACGTTGACCAGAGGTACGTCGAGCAGTTGGAGACCCTGATGGGCGATGTCCGACCAGTGGACAAAGGAATGAGCGGGGCGTCATATCAAGGTGTGACGAAACCGCGACGCAAGAGAAAGGCAGAAGATGTCTGAAGCAGCGGATCTGAACAAAAATGGAGCCCCCCCCGGCGGTGCCGGTGGTGAGGGCTCGGCTAAAGTCTCCCTTCCCGGGTATGTCAAGGACAACCTCGGCAAGGAGGTCTTCGAAGACTGGTCGAAGCGAGTCGAGAAGGATCCGGAGTTTGCAAAGCAGATTCCCGCGACACTCCCCGAGTTCGCAAAGACATGGGACTCCGGACGATCTCAGTTGGCCGAGATTTCCAAGAAGTACAAGGAAGCGGAGGAAGGTAGGAAACCTCCTAACTCCCCTCAGGATTACGCCTTCTCGAAACCTGATCTACCGGAAGGGATGACCTACGACCAGCAACTAGCGGAATCGTTCGCGCAGTGGGCGCATGACGAGAAGCTTCCCGTGAAGACGGCGCAGAACTTGTTTGCCAAGTTCAACGGCGCACAGATCGAGAGGTTCAAGGCGTCAAGCGTGGAGCTCGCCAAGAAGACGGCGGAAGCTGACGCAACGAGAGTGAGAGACTTGGATACCGTGAGGACGGCTCTGAGGACTCAGTGGGGGGAGACGTATAACGCGAAGATGCCGAGGAACATGGCGGCCCTGCAGAACCCCATTATGATGCCGACGAGCATAGCCACCCGGCTTGACCAGTCAGGGATACTCCGTGACCCCGCGTTCCACCTCTGGTGGGACCGGCAGGTCTCCATGATGTCATCGGACAGGAGACTTGGATTGCCCCGAGAGCAGGGGGACGGTCTGGAGCCCGAGAACAAGACTAAGCCCGGCAGACTCCCGACAGGGATGTTTGACAAAACGGCGAAGCGATACCCCGCGCGCAAGAAAGCTGGATAGTTCATCCCCGAGTGAGGGGATATGGCAACGAATAGCATGGGCTCGGTCGTCACAATGGCCGAGGCCGTCAAGAACATCGGACCGTCAGGCGAGCAGCTTGCCGTAGTCGATGTGATCTCGCAGGGTACCCCGATCATGGAAGAGGGGCATTGGGAGGAGAGTAACGATTACAACTCCTACCGATTGCTCCAGACCATGACGGAGGCTGTTGGTACCGACGCGATCATCAACCAGGGCGTGAACTGGGAAGTGAACACGCTTCGTCCGGTCACGGAAGTCATCCAGGAGCTTGAGAGCGCCTTGAAGATCGACGTTCGGATCCTGCGCAAGCAGAAGAACGCCGAGGAGTTCAAGCGCATTCAGGCCGAGCTTTTCCTGCGTGGTCTGGCGAAGAGCTTCCACGACAGGGTGTTCTACGGGAACAGCACTATCGGGCAGACCACGGCGGTGTCCCCCGATGAGATCACGGGGCTGCATTCACGGTTCAATTCCATCGCGGGGATCACGTACAACCAGATTCAGGGATTGCCCTACTGGCCGGCGAACGTGATTTCAGCGGGTGGAAACACCGGCGGGGCTGAGTCCTCGCTGTGGCTTCTCAAGTGGGGCAAGGACGGAGTGTTCTTCCCCTTCCCCCGGGACGGGCAGGACTTCATCAACATGGAGGACATGCCGGAGATACAGTTGGTGTACGATGCCAACAACCGGCCCTTCCGTGCGGAGGTGACGTTCTTCTCGATCGGGTTCGGGCTGTGCGTGGCCGACTGGCGGTGCGTGCAGCGTATGTGCAACATCGACCTGACGCACCCTTGGTCAAGCGACATCATGGTGGCCCTCATGGCAGGGCTCC